GAGAGAAGATAGAAAGGAGTATTTTAAAAAGTATATCCAAGATGGAATATATTTAAGTACCTCCATAAAGAATATGAAAAAATTTAAACATAATAATTGCAATCCTAAATATTTAGATACAATTAGTTGGGAAGATAAAAAGGAAACATTAAACTTTTTTAGATACTCATTATACATTGAGGATAAATATACACATAAAGTATTTAATAACTTAGCTAATCGTTGGTATGAAGCTGGATTTTGTAATAATGTTGTTTTTTTTGATGTGAATTGCTGGAACACAATACGAAAATCGGAAATAGCATCTTTTGAAAACCAAATAAAAGATTACATAGTTACAAGTTATGAAGATTTACAAGATAAAATTAAATATTGTAACCAAGATTTTGAACGACATTTATCAATTCAAAAAGGATGGAGAATTGGAGAGATGCATCATAAATATCAGATGATTAATCAATTAAAAAAAATAATTGGATTAACAGAGTAAAACACCGAAATTACACCGATATGAACAAAGAAGATAATTTAAAACCCGCTTGGAGCAAAGGAGAAAGCGGAAACCCTGCGGGAAGACCAAAAGGAAGTAAGAACCGAAGCACAATCGCGCGCCGTTGGTTAGAAGTTAATCAATCATTAAAAAACCCAATTACCGGCGAGAACGAAACAATGAGCCAAGAAGACTTAATGACCTTGGCGCTAATTAAAAAAGCACGTGAAGGCGATGTAAACGCGTACAAAGCGTTAATGGATAGCGGTTATGGTGCGCCCGTTCAGCAAATCGAACAAACGAATATAGAAATTCCACTTTTTCCTGATGTTCAAGAGGACAACCGCAACGAATAAGGTACTCGGATTAAAGAACCGCGTTAAGATTATTCAGGGTGGCACGAGTGCTTCCAAGACGTATTCAATTTTGGCGGTGCTAATTAATAAGGCGCTATTAATACACGGAATCGAAATAAGCGTAGTTGCCGAAACTATACCACATTTAAGGCGTGGCGCGTTAAAGGATTTCCTGAAAATAATGAAGTGGACGGGTAGGTATATTGAAGATAGGTTCAACAAATCTTTACTTCGTTATGAGTTTGCCAACGGAAGCGTAATAGAGTTTTTTTCCGCAGACGATTCAAGCAAGTTGCGTGGTGCAAGGCGCGACATACTTTACATAAACGAATGTAACAACGTAACCTTTGACGCTTACAACGAATTGGCTATAAGAACACGAAAGGAAGTTTATTTGGACTTTAACCCTGCAAATGAATTTTGGGTACATACGGAACTAAAAGACGAACCCGATTCGGACTTCCTGATTCTTACTTACAAGGACAACGAAGCGTTAGACAAAAGCATAGTAGAGCAAATAGAAAAGAACCGCGACAAAGCAAATACAAGTTCTTATTGGGCGAATTGGTGGAAGGTTTACGGAGAAGGTCAACTTGGAATGCTCGAAGGAGTAGTTTTCAGTAATTGGAAACAAATCGACACGATACCTAAAGAAGCTAAGTTGTTAGGAATAGGACTTGACTTTGGTTATACCAATGACCCGACTGCGATAATAGAAATATACAATTACAACGGACAACGAATAGTAAACGAGTTAGCATACCAAACAGGGTTATTAAATAGCGACATCGCAAAACTGCTACCGAAAAACGTGGTGGTGTACGCTGATTCTTCCGAACCTAAATCAATAGACGAAATTAAACGCTACGGAATAACGATTAAAGGAGTAACCAAAGGTAAGGATTCGATAAACTACGGAATAGATGTTATTCAGCGCAACGAATACTTAGTTACTTCGAATAGCAGTAATTTAATTAAAGAACTACGTTCATATGTTTGGGATACCGACAAACAAGGCAAACGATTAAACAAACCTATCAATTTTAATAACCACGCTATTGATGCGTTCAGGTATCACGAAATGGAAACGCTTGGGATAGGTTCAAACTACGGAAACTATGCAATACGATAAAACCAACGATATGCAAGTAATGATTACTCGAGTTGAGCAATACATTCACGAGCGTACCGGAAAACGAGTTAGAATAGTGTTCAATAATATGGCACGTTTTACCGCTCACTTTGAAATGCTTATTCACGCACACGAATACGTTGTGAATTACAAAAAAACGAATAAATAGTTTATAAGTTATGAAGTTAGACATCACCGTTCCAAGTTCAATTAGCGAAATACCTTTGGTCAACTACCAAAAGTTCCTGAAGTTACAGGAATCGTCAAACGACCAAGAATTTATAGCGCAGAAAATGATTGAAATCTTTTGCGGAATAGAACTAAAGGATATTGTCAAAATCAAATTGTCAAGCATAAACGAACTAATACAACACTTCACGAAAATCTTTGACGAAAAGCCAAAGTTCAAACCAACATTTAAAATCGGAGACATTGAGTTCGGGTTTATTCCTGACTTAGAAAATATTACTTTCGGTGAATACGTGGATTTAGATAACTACCTTTCAAAGTGGGATACATTCCACAAAGCTATGGCAGTGATGTACCGACCAATCACGTTAAAAAAAGACGAAAAATATAACATTATGGAATATACTGGAGCAAGTGAATTTAGCGACTTAATGTTGTACGCACCGATGGACGTAGCTATTTCCGCTTCGCTTTTTTTTTGGACTTTAGGAAACGAGTTGTTAAGCGCTACCCTAAACTATTTGGAGAGCGAACTAACAAAGATGAACAAGACCGAACAAGCGACTTTAGCGCACGAACTCAGTTTGGAAAAAAATGGGGGTGGTATAGCTCAATCTATGGACTCGCTAAGGGAGACCTTACAAAATATGACGAGGTTACAAAATACGGATTATTTAAATGTCTTACCTATCTTACCTTTGAAGCAGAAAAAAACGAAATAGAAATAATGGAAATAAAAAAGAGTTACAAATGAACGGATACTACTCACTTTTAAACGAACTAAGAACACACTTTAACGGAGACCCATTAGTTAATACCGTATCGCAAGGTTCAATCTTCAACGTTGACTTAGGTAAACAAACTATTTTTCCATTGGTTCATATAATGGTTAATCAAGTTACTTTTAATGACAACGTAATCACTGCAAATATAACTTTGATGGCTATGGATAACGTAAGCCAACGAAAAGAAGAAGCACCCAATACGTTCGAAACTGCGGATAACGAAATAGACGTTTTAAATACGCAACTCGCGATTTTAAACCGAGCATTCGAAATGCTTAAACACGGAAACATTTGGGACAAGCTATACCACCTGAATAGTATGCCAACGTGCGAACCTTTTGTAGAACGATTCGAAAATTATTTAGCGGGTTGGGCTATGACCTTTGATGTTGATTTCCCTAACGATATGACTATTTGTTAAATGGAAAAGGCAGAACAATTAAAGGCATTAAAAAAGTTCCGTGATTACGTTATCACGAAATCCAAATCGAATTTAAGTCGCAAGAATTTTACTGGTGTTTTGTCGAATAGTATCAAGGCTGACTTTAAAGTAATGGAGAACTCAATACGTTTTTATTTTGAAATGCCTGAATACGGGTGGTATCAAGATAAAGGGGTAAAGGGTAGCAACCCTACCTTAGTAAAAAACGGAAGACAAAAAGCACCGAGTAGTCCATTTAGCTACAAGGTAAAGAAACCACCTTTACAAGCTATGATAAACTGGGCGAAATCTAAAAACATACGTTTAAGAGACGAAGAAGGAAAGTACAAAAAAGGCAACTACCAAACAATCGGATTTTGGCTACAAAAACGAATCTTTGCTCAGGGAATTAAACCGAGTTTGTTTTTTACTAAACCATTTGAACAGGCGTACAAGAATCTTCCTGATGCTATGATAAAGGCTTATGGCTTAGAAGTAGAAGAACTATTTGACACGATAATGAAAGAAAATTTTAAAAACTATGATAATAAATAGAATATTTGCACGAAGTCCGTACATCATTGAGATAAACGAAATCGGACAAGCGGGAAGTAAGGTAGAACTTTACATATATTACAACGGAACAACACCACCAAGTTCACCGAGTTATACGCTTGAAAAACTTATTCCTGCAAGTAATAATACGCAGACGTTGTACAATATTTCTCCGTATTTAATGGAGCAAATAAAACACGATGTGTTTAATAATAATTATTCTACTGATGGTGGTTTATTGGGTTTTAATCAATACGTTTTAGTTGACGTAAAGCGTTACAAATTAGTTTTGAATACCTACGTTTTATTAGATACAATAACGTATTGGGCGTACGATGGATTTGGGTATTATTCACAAGGTTACAATCCGTCTCACGGTCAAGCAATGCCAGTACATTTAGACGAAATGGATTATTACTTTTGGTCGGATGCAAACAACAACCCAAGTTTAAATCAATTAGAACAGGCGGGTACGTTTACGGCTTATTTGGAAGTTGGTTGGACGGTAAAATATACGCAGTTACAAACTGGGTTAACGCATTCATATACAATTAGTGCAGATAATATGTACAACCTTTATCGTGTTTACCCAAATTACTATCTTACGGGAAACAAAGTTGAAATCTTTACTCCTACTTCCGTATTGAGTTGGACTGCTACATTTAACCCAATGGAAGAATGTAGATACGATGTACAAGTAGTGGACTTCATTAATATGTACGGAGCGTGGCAACGTGAATTCTTTTTTAAAGCGTCTTTTGAAAGTTTGGCAACAACAACAACTGAATTTAATTTAATGCAAACAATTGGGTTATTTGGAAGTTGGGACACCAAAGCCAACCAACGTCAAACATTTAACACAAACGGAATCATAACATACCGAGTTAACACAGGGTGGGTTGACGAATCGTTTAATTCAAACCTTCAGCAATTAATGTTAAGTGAACGAATCCTACTTAATAACGAACCAGTAAAACTTAAAACAAAAGAAATCGAAAAGCAAAAGAACATAAATAACAAAAAAATAAATTACGTTTTAGAGTTCGAACAAAGCAACGACTTAATAAATAATGTTATCTAATGAAAAGGCAAGTTCGCATCTTTGTAGAGGGAATGGAGTTGGATTTATTCAACGATGAAAATATCGAAGTAAATTCTACGATTCAAAACATTCAGGATATTTCCAAAACCTATACCGACTTTTCGCAATCGTTCACAATACCAACGAGCGCAAACAATAACAAGATATGGCAGTACTTCTACGAAAACGCGGTTAATAGTTCAATCAATTATCAAGAGCGTTTAAATGGATACATTGAAATAGATATGACGTTTTTTCGTAGGGGTAAAATCCAAATGGAAAAGAGTCAACTAAAAAACGGACAACCTGACAACTACACGATAACATTCTACGGAGATGTAACCACTTTAAAAGATATTTTAGGTGAAGATTTGTTAAGTGATGTTAACTACACGACAATAAATCACGACTACAATTTTACGGAAGTATTTACTCGGATAACTGATATTGGAAACGACTACGATGTATGTTACCCACTCATCACTTCAAATCGAATATGGGAATACAACAACGCAATTAATTCGGCAGACATTCCCGCTTGGTTGATTGGTTCGCTTGGGTTAACGGCTAACGACATTCATACGAATGCGGGTGCGATTGATTATCGTGAGTTATTTCCAGCAGTTCGAGTAAAATCTATTTTCGACTGCATCCAACAAACGTACGGAATCAAATTTAACGGAGCATTCTTAACAGACCCGAAATTTACTAAGGCGTATCTA